AAATGGGCGGCTACTATTAATAAACGGGTAGCAAATGTTTTACCAGGTATTGATGAAATAAATAAGTGGATCGTGAAACATTTGTTGTTAGGTGGCATGGCTCCACTAGAATGGGAATGGGGCACTATTACTGTTGATAATATTGATTATCAAATGCCTATTAAAATGGTAATACATAATTCTTTATCTATCGCATTAGAACGTCCAAAACAAACTTTTTCTAATGAAGAGATGTATTTAAAATTATCTTTAGCAGGAAAAAGTATTGCTGAATCATACAAGGAGACACCTTTAGGTACTGGCACTACGATAACACATAATCCTGATGAATGGCACAAAATCGTTTTAATGGGAACTGCAATTAAACCAAAATTAGAAGGTTTTGCGGTTAAATATGATTGGACACCAGCAGATAATACGTCTTTAGTATATGGACGTAATGTTCAAACTGGACAAGGTCTATATCCTTCGCCACCTTTTATTGGATTATATGAAATTCTCGTTATGAGAAGGGCGTTAACCGCTGCAGATCTCGCTATTTTAGATGGTGTAATAAATTTTATTTTAGATTGGGAAATAGGTGATAATACAATATTGCAAAATGGTCAAAATAAAGAAATTTTACCAAATCAACCTAGACCTGCAAAATATGACTCAAGTGGAAGTAAGATAGAGAAAAGCACTATTGAAATGGCGAAAGAAATTATTACATCTGACACGCGTGGTAATGTAATGCAATTATTCCATCCTTATTATTTTAAACTTAATATAAAAACTCCTGACACATCTGTTTTATTAAATACTACTAAATATGTACAATCTACGGTAGAAGTATATCAAGCATTTGGGATATTACTTTCTCCTGCTGATAAAAGAATGGATTTTTCTGGTATTAATATTCAAAATTTTGAACAATTTGTTGATAATATCCGTTTAAATCATATAAGACGTTTTTGGGAAGCATTGACTACAGCAATTGTAGAACGTAATAAAGGTAAATTAACTGCTATTCCAAACATGTCGTTTAAACCACTTAATACAAAAACAGAAGCATTTAAAATGGGTTTATTAAATTTAATTAAAATAGGTAAAATATCAACACGTAGTTTATTACAAGCCTATGGATTAGATGATAAAGTTGAGATTGAACGCATTGCACAAGAAATATCTTCTGGCGAGAAGGAATTAACTGATCGTCAAGTACCAGTTTCATATGTTCAAGCAAAAGTTAATCCTACAACTAAAAATGAACCTGATAATAATATTGAGCAAACTAAAAAAAAGAATAAAACACAAATATCACCATTAGAACAACAAGGTAGACCAAATAAGGGTACTGCGAAGGAGAAATAATATGGCATGTCCTAAAAGAATTACTGCTACAGGTGCAGTATTAACTGGTAAGGGAATTTTAGACGCTATTGGATTAAAAGCCGGTAGCGATACTGCTACCATTGTTCTTTATGATAATACAGAAGCAAGCGGCACAATATTATGGGAATTAAGTGCAGTTGCAAACACATCTTCTGGTTTATCAATTTTAAATATTACATATAAGGTTGGTATTTTTGCAACTCTTACAGGGACAAGTGCATCTTGTATGATTGCTTTAAAATAATTTTTAAATTTAGGTTATTATGGACCCTACTACGACAACAGCAACTTCTGCGATTTTACAAGAAGCGGCTACAAAAGATTTAGTAACACAATTTGGTTTTGCCGGGTTGATATTTTTTGGGTTTATGTTTCTTTTGCGATCAACATTAAAATTAAAAGAAAAAATTTTAAATGATGCTAAAGAAGAAAGGTTACAATGGGTAACCTTAGTACAACAATTCCAAAAAACTTTAGATACACAAGCGAGTGATTATAGACAGTACATGCTTACAATTACAGCTTCTTTTAACCGTTTTCAAGAGGAGCATAAAATTATACTTAGTGCGACAGCAGAGTGTTGTTCTGGTTTACGTGAATTAAGAAAAGAATTTGATAGTGCTTGTACAAATAGACAACGTGAACATGAAAAAATGATTAATGTATTAGACGAACAACAAAAAACTTTAGTAAGTATTAATTGCCGTAAAGTATAATAATTGTGGGGTTATTGATGACAGTAGAAAAAAGCTATACAGTAACTTGTAAAAATTGTGATCAAGAGATTATTTATTTTAATATGAATAGTTTAAAATCACAGGCCATTAATTGTCCTAAATGTAGTTGTACATTAGATACTAATGGTAATATATTAGTTAAACCTATTTTACCAAGTAATGTACAGGAAGAAATAAAAAATTTAACAAATGAACATGAGCAGCTACATTTATCTTGCGAAGTTGATGATTTTGATAATTATTATGACTTTTTAAATTTATATGAGCGACACCTGAATGTTATAAAGGCATTAGAACAGCGCAATGTATTTCATAAATATAAAGAAGATTTTTTAGATGATTATTATAAATTTGACAAACAAGAATTTGATATAAAAGATGAAGTAAATATTGATGAATTGTTACAATATTTAAAAAGTTTTAAAATAAAGGATCCTTTTATATACTTGACTAAAGATAATGAGTTTATTATTAATACTACCAAAGAAGAAACAGAAAAAACAGCCTTTTTGAAGATCGCTATTTGGAAGACATTAAAATTACTCCCTAGACGTTATTGGGGAGCGTTTAAATTTTTAAAAGAAAATAACACCTTAGATGAATGTTTAGATTCAAAGACTGTTTTTTCTTTAAATTGTTCGCGTATAGTTGAGGATAACCGCTATGTTGAGTCTGCCTATAATAATAATACAGATTTTCTAAAATCAGCAGTATGCATAAAGGGAGAATTATTGAAACAGGCTCGTTATATAAAGGATACTGATAAGTTATTAGTTAGCACTTTTTTTCTTAATTTAGTAGATAAGTCGTTACCTTATACTGAAAGTAACTTTATTGTTTCTAATTTTGTTGAACAAGATTATCCTTTGTATATTACTAAAAATTCTTTTGGTTTAAATTGTCAAATACATAAAGATGGGGATATTATTTCTATTTATACAGAAGAAGGAATTAAGTTAAACGAATATCTTCCGAATATTATAAAAGTTATAAAAACTTTGTCTGTAGACAGTTTGATTGTTTTAGGGACTTTAGAGTTAGTAGGTACACAGACTGATACTAATGGAGTGTTAGAATATTTAAAAACAGATAATAAGGATAATAATATCGTTTGTAATATAAATGATGTATTATATTTTGATACTGATTTACATAAATTAAATTTTTCAGAACGTAGAAAATTTTTAGATATATTAAATATTAAACAATCAACATTTACATTAACAAAATCTGATTATCAATTAAATAAATTACCTTATATTTTTTGTAAAAAAAGAGATGAATTAGAAAAAGCATTACAAAGATTAAACTTAATTGATAATAATGGTGTTGTAATTAGAGTAGATATGCCTTATACTTTGTCGTATAAACAACCTGGTTTATTTATTTATAATAAAGAAATTAAAAAATGTGTATCTATATGTAAAAATGAAAATAATATTAATGAAATATCAATATTATGTAATTTTTTGAATTGTGAAATTAAAGATATTTATATTAATGTAATGCACATACCACATGTAGAATCTGGCAATATTTTTAATTCAGTAGAAGTATTATTAAAAAACTTTACTTTAATAGAAACTAGAAATTTTTCTAGTTATGAAATACCACCATTATATCAAGAAATAAAATTAAAAAAGAATCTTTCTAAAACATTTTTAGTAGAAGGAACTAGTTTTTATTATGATGATACAAAAAATATGCCAATAATAATACAGCGTTATCCAGTATGGGGTGGATATCAGGCTAAAATTATTACGCATATTAATGAAAAAGAATATAATAATAAATTGTTAAGAGCCATATTACTTTACGCGCAAGAAAATAATTTTTTAAGAAACGAAAAATTTTCTGTTACTGGTGAATTTCTGGATGAACAAACTATTACTTGGGAAGATTTAAAACTTAGTAATTCAATTAAAGATAAATTAAGAAAAGTTGAATCATTGATTTCTAAAAATGACCCTAATCTTGATTCACGAGGATTAATTTTTATTGGACCACCTGGGTGTGGGAAAACACTTACTGGTAAATTATTATCTAAAATGGCTCCAACATTTATTTGGGTCACGGCAAAAGATTGTTCAGCTATCGGGCCTAGTAGTGCTTTTTCTATAGCTTTTTCTTTAGCGCGTAATCTTCGACCTTCTATTCTTTTTATGGAAGACATTGATTCTTACATAGAATATGGGATGATAGATCTTTTAAAAACAGAATTAGATGGTTTAAAATTAAATAATGGCATATTTACAATATTAACATCTAATTTTCCAGAAAAATTACCTGAAGCATTAATTGATAGACCTGGGAGATTCCACGATATTATATATTTTAATTTACCTAATAAAGAAATAAGAAAAGAAATGTTATTACATTTTTTAAAAGAAGATATTAGCGATGCAATATTAGAGTCTGTTTTAAAACAAACAGAAGGTTTTTCTGGGGCACATATAAAAGAAATTTGTAGATTTGCTCAAATTATACAAAAAGAGGATACGCTAGATATGCCGCAAGCGTTATTAAAATCTTTAGAGAAATTACTAGAACAACGCAAATTAATTAGGGATATTAAGGGACGATCTTAGTAGGAGGTTAATAAATGGCAGAAGTAGAAAAGGCTATTTGGACAGCAGCATATATAAATGATTTACCGGATGCATCTTTTGCATATATTGAATCTGGTGGTACTAAAGATAAAGATAATAAGACAGTACCTAGATCGTTACGTCATTTACCATATAAAGATAAAGATAATAAAATTGATGCTGATCATGTACGTAATGCATTAGCTAGATTACCTATAACTGATATTTCTGACGAAGCTAAGGTAACAGCACGCAGAAAGTTAGTTTCAGCTGCAAAAAAAGTTGGGGTTAATGTTGCAGAAACTACAAAAAAATCTTTAGATGTACCATTTGAATGTCCTTTTGAAATTACAAAAACATATGAGGATTCTGAAAAGTGGTATATTGAGGGTTATGCTGGTAGTACTGAATTAGATTTAACTGGTGACTTAATTACAGAAGATGCATTTAAAAACGCAGAGGATGATTTATTAAATAATTCAACAGTTTTATATAATCATGACCCAGAACAACCTATTGGTAAAATAGAAGATGTTAAAGCTACTAAAGAAGGGTTATGGGTGAAAGTCTTAATTAGTAAAACGGTGCCTGACACTTGGCAAAAAGTAAAAGAAGGGGTAATAAATAAATTCAGTATTAGAGGTAGGGTAATTAATGCAATTAAAAAATTTATTAAAGATATTGGTAAGGTGGTAAATGTCATTAATGAATTATATTTAATTGAAGCGTCCCTAGTTGCACTTCCAGCTAATCCTGAAGCACGTGCATTACGATGGTATATTACAAAATCATTACAACAGTTTGAACTAGGAGGAGGTGAAATTCCAAAAGAACACGTTGAACAAAGCGTGTCTGGAAAAGAAACTATGAAAACTATAACAGACTTAATTGAACAGATATCTAAACGGTTAGTCGCGGATGAAGATAAAACTCTTCTTGAAACACTAAAGGTTGAGATTGAAAAAGCATGTAAACCTGTTAATGGTAAGGAAGGTAAGGAAAACATGCCTATGAAATTAAAGAAAAAATCAGGTGAAGAGTTAACACAAGAAAGTGTTGATCTTTTAGAAAAATCGATTGCAGATCTACAAGCAGCTTTAGATGTTGAAAAGCAAAAAAAGGTGCTTAAAGGTTTGAATGAGATGACTGATGTTGAGATGAAGGAAATTGTTGATTTGTCTGAAGAAATTAGAAAAACACAAGCAGATAAATTCCCTTATCCTGATTCTATTACAAAAAGTAATGTTGGACCTAAAAAATCTACTGGTGAGTTATATACGCAAGAAGAAATTGAAATTATGGTGAAAAGCCTTGCTGATAACCAAGCTAAAATTAGTGACTTAGAAAAACAAATTGCTAATTTAAATGCTGATAAAGAAGTAGAAAAACGTTGGGATAACATGAAAAATGAATACGATGCAAATGATGCTATTGCAATTAAATCTATCTTAAAGAAATCTATTTCTGGTATTGCATTAACACCAGAAGAGACAGAAGCTTTAGTTGTGAAAAAATTGAATAATGATGAATTAAGAATTGGTGGTGAACACGTTAGTGTTATTAAAAAGGGTCTTACCGAAGAACGTAGAAAAGAATTATTAAGAAAAGGTGGCATTAAAACAAGAATCGTATAAGGAGGAGGTGACATTAAATGGATGTATCTTTATTACAAACACATATAGGTGTTGATTTAGCCGCTGGAGTATCTGTTGGTCCTGGTACGTTATTGAATTTGTATTCCGGGGCAGGTGTCTCAAGTGGTAAATTGACTGGACGTTTAGCAGATCATGGTGATAGTCGTTGGGCACATGGTTTTGCGTTAACATCTGGTGCTGGAACAAAAGTAGCTGGAACGGCACAAAAAGTGCGTATTGATAGAGTAGGTAAGGTAACTAATGTAAGTTATTTAACAATGAGTCCTGGTCAAACAGTATATCTTGGCGAAGACGGCAAATATGCAATTACTGGTACACAGAAAGTTGGATTTGCTGTGGGTGCTTATGAAGTATTTGTTGATCTAGACATGCAATTAGGTGCATAAAATATATATAAAGGAGGTGACAAAGTAAAATGGGTGATATTACACGTGGTTTTACAACAACTGATGGTATAGACTTAAATGAAGTCCTATATAATACTGTTCTTCCAATTGTAGATTTATACAATCTTGAAGAAGTATTAGATTTAAGGGCACTTCTTTGCTCAGATTGGGATGAAAGTTACATCAAATTTGACGCTTCGGGACAATGGAAATTTCAGAAGTTAGCTGAATCTGAAAAACCTTCTTCGAAGAAGAAAGTTTGGGGTAAGATGCAAAAAGACTGTGCAAAGTATGGTCTTGATATCGGTTATACATATGATTGGTTGATGAGCGATTCTTCAAGTGCTGCTGAAATTGAAGGTTTAGCTCGTAAAGCAATCGAAAGAGATCGTGCGTTACAAACTGCTGTGATTTTAGACGAATTATTAACAACTGGTGGGTTTTTCGATGGTTCTTTCTCTGCAAATGAGAAAATGTCAGCACCACCAACTTATGGTGCTAATGAATTCGCTGGAAGTCATACGCATTATGTTTCTGCTGGATCTGCAACAATTACGTTAGCAACACTAACAGCTATGAAATTGCATTTAAAAGAGCACGGGTTTAAGGGGCAACTTTGGGGTTTCATGAATGCTGATATGACTAAAAATATCGAAGATATTGCTGGTTTCTATGGCGCTGCTGCAGGTACCACAACTCTTCCTGGTAAAATAGTCGATAATGTTAATGTTGAAGGTTTCGCTGGAAGATTATTAGGTATCGATTGGAAAGAAACAGAATGGATGCCAACCGATTATTTAATAATTTTAGGAACACAAGCAACTGGAGCTGATAAACCTGTACGTTATATTCAGAAAAAAAATCCTTCTGCTAAGGGTTTAATTTTAACTCCTGGAAGTTATGATCCTAAATATCCTATGATTGATGCAGACTATATCCATTGGTTAGAAGCGTTAGTAGTATTAAGAGGAGCGGGTGTTGTATATCAGTTAACTACTGGTGATTACACTAATCCTACAGTTACAACTAATGTAATACAAGCTGACTAAAAGGTAGTATTCTAAATATGAAAATGATAAGCTTATTTTATATAGAACAAATTGATAGGGCAATGCATAGTATGTATTGCCCTATCTTTATTAATATGGAGGATTAAAATGTCAAAAAAATATAAAATTATACAGATAAAAATAGAGGGAGCTAGAGACGATTATGATACTAACA